CCAGCGGCAACAGTGAAGTTGGCAGTCTTGGTGACAGGGGCCGATGCGGTTCCGGCAACCACAGAGGAGGCGGGCACGTTTTCCCAGCGGGCTTGCACCGAGTCGTACTGGAGCAGGTCACCATTGGCAAGCCCGGTGATCTCGACGTTGGAGTCCGTTGCGCCCAATGCCGAGCCGAAGGTGGGTCTGACGAACAAGATGCCGTTGCTGGCCGCATGGACCACCGATGCCACAATGACTTTGGGGTTGGGGGCCGTGGGCACCGTCTTGGTCAAGCCACCTGCGACAGCGGGGTTGTAGTACAGAATCTGCCCGTCAACCCAAGTTTCTGCGCCGCCCGTGGTGTTGACGCCACGCACCTCACCGAACCATGTAACGTAGCCCCATCCGTTGTTTGCGATATCTTGGGTGGCGACACCCATGATGTACTCACCTTGGGTGGCCGTCAGCCCGGTGGCTGGGGCACCGCGCAGCCCACCAGATGCGCCCACGGTGCCCGTGAACATGACCACTTGACCATTGGTGATGGTGGCGCTGGCCTTGACCCGGTAGTAGGTTTCCTCACCGATGTGCTGGATAACCTCGCCGCTGTCTTCCATGACGATGTTGAGCGTCTTGATCGCATCGGCATCGTCCCAGTACAGGGTGCCGTTGGCAAGCGGGCCTGTTGGATACCCGTCAGGCGTGGTGTCAAATTGCAACCACGGCACGTTGTCCTGCTGAAGCTGGCTCATGGTGCCCAACTCGGGACGCACCTGAAGCGCGAGGGCGTTGACCTGCTTTTGCAACTCGGCAATCTGCGCCAGCAGTCCGTCTTGCGAGGGAGTGAGGTCACCAGCAGCCCTGTCGATGATGGCGTTGATCTCATCAACCGTGAGGCTTGGTGGACCCTTTTGCAAGTCGCCCAGCGACACCTCGCTGCCGCCGGTCAGTTGACTGAGCGACAGCAGGAACAGATACCACGGCTGCGAGACAAAACCTGTCTCAGGGTTCAAGAAAGGAACCCGTGGCTGCGTGATTGGAACGCGACTAGGATTAGGCATTCGTTGGACTCAGCAGCAGTTCAGCGCCCATGATCGCGATCTTCACGGGGTCGGTGCCTGACACCTCGTAGACGCGATCACGCAGCTTCAAAGTCATGCCCAATCTGCGCCAGATGGCGCGGCGATAGTATTCACCGATCTTGCCGATGCTGACCCAGTGCTCATTGGACCATGTGTGCCCACCATCGTCGGACCAGCGCAGCATGACCTGTGGGTCGCTGCCTTGACCAAGATTCAAACCAACACCCGACTCGCAATCAAGCTGGAGGCTGTGGTGCGCAGTGCGCTTGAGGTTGTTCTGGCCGGTAGGCAGTGCTCTCCACAAGCGTAGCCACTTTTGAATGCTGCCGTTGTCCGAGTAGTCGTCCAGATCGAACGAGTACACGTTGCCGTTCTGGTAGTCGCCCACCATGACCTTGGTGCCAAAGAACGCTTGGCAGTTGCTGCGGTGACGAGTAAAGTCACCATTGGCAAAACCGGCACGTTCATGCCATGCCTGCGTTGCCACATCGTAGACCCATGTGGTGTTAGCCGTGGGGAAAATTAGCACGTAAAAGCTGTGGCCGTCTTGCTGGTAGGTGTATCCGATGGCGTCCGACAAGTCGCCGTACTGCTGGATGTGCCACTCAATGGCGTGGGTCGAGATGCGCTGGCCCGAGTAGCCGTTGGCCCGGTAGACCATGCCCTGACCACGGGCGTCCTTGCCCAGCCAGAACAGTCCGTTGTCCATCTTGGCAAGCGAGTAGGCAGCAGCGCAGCCCAATTCGTTGAACGCGCCTTGGATGCGAGAAAACGGAAAGTCAGCGTTGCCGCTGTTGTACCAGACTTCGATGGAGTTGGTGCCGTAGACCCACAGTTGTCCGTGGTCCACGATGATGCCGACCACGCCGTCAGGAGAACCCTCGGCGCTGGCAAAGTCGAGTGGGTCAACCTGTGTGCCCTCAAGCAGCGCGGTGACCCAAATTTTCTGGCTGCTTGGCTCATTGAACACAAAGTAGCCGTCCAAGTAGCCCACGGTCACGGCACCGGGAAAATCCGGGTCGGTGATCTGCTGGAACACGTTGGTCAGCGAGTTGTAGATGAACGAGGGGCCGTTGCAGGCCACGAACAACTGAGTGCCATTGTCGGCCATGCTGACAGGCCCAGTGCCCGTCACGCTGCCGATCAGGGTTACCACGTATGCAGGGGTCACCTTGTACAGTTGACTGCCGCTGACCACGTACATGTTGCCAGCCAGCACCCACAGCCCACGAATGGGGCCGTTGCCCACTGCCAACTCCAGCTTGAGGCCGGGGGCGCGGTTCAGAAACGCAGGCTCTTTGCCAGCCTCGGGCACGATCTCGGGGAACAGGTTAACGAGGCGGGCATCCGCAGCGTTGACACTGCGGGCCACGTAGGATGAACCGAGGATGGGTGTCTTCATCAGAAGTTACCGGCGTAGATGTTGAACCGTTGACGATTTGCCACCACGGCATACGGCAGACTCATCACATCGTATGGGTTGTTGATGCGCTTCAGGTTGCGTTTGCTGGTCATGGCGATGCGCTGCACCTGTGGGCTTGGCTCCACGCCAAACTCAGGGGCAATCTCCATTGCCAAGTTGTAGGCAAATGCCCGCATGTAACCCGGTGGGAAGTGCAACTCGGTTACCAGCGTGGCAGGTTGCGTCAACTCTTGCACCGAGATGAAGTGCCACTCCAATTCCTGTGTGGGTCGGGGGTAGACGTACATCTCCACGTTGGGAAACGTGTTGTTGACAAAGATGACCTGCGGAAAAGTCGATGTCGATGTCTTGACAGCGATGCCGTTGTACTGGTCTTGGTTGATGAACTTGATACCATACGACACGCCGCTTGGGGCTTTGTAGTAGGTGCCGTCATCAAGTTGGATGGGGCGGTTGCCCACAAAGTCACCAGTTGGACCAAGGGTGCGCTTGATCTCACCAGAAGGCCACGAGAAGATTTGATCTTGGGTGCAGAACACGGACAGACGCTCAGTGTTCCACGAGTCGATCATCTGGTTCATTGCAACCAGAGCGTCTTGACTTGTTGCCGCTGACGCCGTTTCACCTTCGGCAAGAATACCAAGCAGCCTGAGTGCTCGGTTGATCTGGTCGCCAGCGGTATAAGCCATTTCAGTTTCCTTCGGATTCGTCGCTTGCCGAAGTCAGAAAAGATGGGACTTCGTTGGGCTGTTCGACAGGTTGTTCGGTCACTTTGCGAGTCAGCTTGTTGCGCACAGGCTTTTCTGCTTTCGGTGCCGCCTCGACAGGCGTGTCAGGATTGTACCGTGTCCAGCCGTTTTTTTCATCTTCGGCCATCTCAACTTTGTTAGTGGCAACTTTGGCACCGTGAATGGGGTGTACGAGGGTTACGTTCATTTGAATCTCCATGTGAAAACGGGGCCGAAGCCCCGTTTTACCAGTTGCTTAAAAATTAAGCAACGCGATATGCGGTCCAAGTACCATCGCCGGTTTTACGGGCGAGGAATCGGGCCGATGTGTTGGCGCTGACAGCAGCCACGCCAACGATGGTCCAGCCAGTGCCGACAACCAGAGTTGCAGCGTTGGTGCCACCGATGTTGATGATGCCGAACTCAAATGCGGAGTTCACCTTCTGTGCGCTAGAAACGTCAGCTTCCAGATCGGCCACGGTGGGCAGAGTCAGGTTGACGGCAGCGCCAGTGTATGTGAACAGACCATTCGACAGTTGAGCACCAGTCAGAGTTGCTGCGGCTGTCAGTGCTACGGGAGCACCTTGAACCGTCAGATTAGCTTCGCCGATGTTGCCGTCACCGATTTGGTAACCGCCTGCGCCGTTAGGGAGTGCCATGATAATTTCCTCTCAAAGAATGATTTTGAAAACAGGGGCCGAAGCCCTCGCCTTGGATTAGCCCCAGATGCGGCAACCCATTTGTGGACGAATTGTGTTGTAGCCATACAGCACGTCAACACGGCAAGGCATACGGTCGTTGTTGATGTCGTACTGACGAACAACGCGCAGGCTGATACCGTTGTGAACGGCACGGCTTGCCATGTCAACGCCTTGTGGCAGCAACAGGTCAGCAGTAGCGAACGCGATGGCGTCACGGTGGTACACCATGTTCTGTGGGTAGCTGGTCGAAGCAGCACCAACGAACACGACAGCCTTGCCAGTGGCAGGCAGGGACACCATAGTGCACAGGGCGTTACCAGCCGAGTACATAGGAGCCACGGTCACAGTAGCAGTGGTGCTGCTGGTCGAGGAAGCCAATGCCACGAACTGGAACAACGAACCGGTGGACTCACGAGTCTGTGGGTTGGCAGCGAAGCAGTCGGCGATGGTGAACACGTCACCAACAGCGATGGTTTCACCGGAACCGACAGTCAGAGTCAGAGTGGTTGCGCCTTCGGAGGTCACAGCAGCACCAGTTGTGTTGCCAGTGGCAGCACGGGTACCGCAGGTGTGAACCTTGATCGACTGGCTCATGTTGACTTCTTCGTAGCCCAACACTTGCTCACCCATCATGCCGTTTTTGAACTGGCGAGAGATGACATCTGTGGGGTTGAAGAAACCAGACAGACCGTTCACCAATGCAGCGTTGGCGGCAGGGTTCACGGTAGCGTAGCGAGGCGACATGGTGGCGGCGTTCTCGTTCAGCTTCTGCTGGGCTTGCAACAGCACCAAAGCGGTCGATGGGGCAGAGCCGGGAGTACCGACAGAGTTACCGATCAGCTTGTATGCGTTGGCAACGTCAGCGTCCACAGTGGAGGCCAACTGGCTGATACGTGGCTTCAAGACACGCTCTGCGAAGTCGTCCAACTGCATGGTCAATTCAGCGGATGTGAAGTTGATGCCGATGTGCTTCTGGCTGGAGACAGTCAGAGTGGTGAACTGTTCGTTGTCGTCCTGAACTTGCAGGGCGGCACCGTCAGTGACCAGAGCGCGGTCGGGCAAACGGATACGCAGTGTGGAACCGATCTTGGCACCTTCAACAGCGAAGCTGTCGTCGTACTGGCGGTTCACGTTGCGGGTGATCACCAAGTTGTTCTCGAGAATTTCGAGAGACTTGCGGGTGATCATGTCAATGGTTAAGAGACTGTTACTCATGATGATTTCCTAAAATTAGCGGTTGCGGAGTGCCCGTGCCTTGTCGAGTTGTCGTTGACGCTCGGCAGCAATCCAGTCCGATGTACTCATGCTTTTGACAGAACGAGGATCGGTGGTGTCGGTGACACCGGGGTTTACTGCTCGTGCGGTCACCGGACGAATCGGGTCAGGCGCAGACGAGGTTTTCTTCTGGAAAGGTTCGGCACTCAATTTTGCCTCGACTTTACCAATCTCACGCGCTTGCAACAGTGGCGACAAGCGAGAAATGCGATCAGCTTCCTTGGGGTTGCTACCTAGCCAGTATGCCAGATCAGGTCCAAGGTCAGACGCTTTGATGGTTTCGGCCATCACATCGGTGACGCGAAGGTTCGGGTTATACGCAACTTGGTCGAAGTCATCGTATTTAGACCGGGCCTCCTCCTCACGCTCTGCGAAGGTTTCTTCAATCTCAGCGCGTTGTTTTTGGATTTCCCGATGTTGGACCAGCTTTTCAGCTTCGGCACGGATGAAATCCGCATATGCCTGTGGGCTGTCAAATTGATCGGCAGTCGGAATCTCCGTTGGCGCGGCTGGCACGGGTGCCTGCTTTGCCTGCTGCTCACGTTCCCATTTGCGCTGTTCTCTTGCGAGGCGCTTGCCAATCATCGCATCGATTTCAGCCTGCGAGTACTTCTTTTCCTCTTGGGTGCTACCGTCTTGATTCTCAGCTACTACCGGCGCATTTTGTGCATTGTCCGTGGTGGCCGTCACCTCGGGTGCTTGCGCGGAGTCTACTTCCGCTAAGGCTTGGACTTCATCAGTCATTTCATGTTCCATTGGAACCCCGGTGAACCTCACCGGTACGGTTGGGTTATCTTACAGCAGATTACTCTGGCTGTGCAACAATGGTTTGGGCAGCGGCTTGTGCAGCCTCGTATGCGGCCACAACGTCAGAAGTGTGAATGGATGCGGCAATCGCTTGCACCTTAACATCTTCACCACTTACGTCAGCACCGGGCACGACAATATGGCGGGCAAACTTGCTGCTGATCTCAACGCCATCTTCTTTGATGGCGGTTTTAGTGCGAACTTGAATGCAGCCGTTTTCAACAACTTCAATGCGGTCAACAATGGTGATTTTTTCCAACATGATGCTCTCCTAGTATGACCCAAGAATCCACTTGGGTTTTGGTTTAACAATCGGTTGCGCCAGCGAATTCTGGCAGAGTTTTCAGGTGCTCGTATGCTTGGGCAATAAAGTTGACGTTATTCATCATTGGATGAAACTCAAAAAATTTACTGTCCAATTGAACCCCATCTTTTTTGTCAAACACTGCAACATGCGCAGAAGCTGACTGCTTGTTTGCAGTTACGCTGACAACTTTGTGATATGCGTTTTCTGCAACAAGTTCTCCTAAAAATCCACTTTTAGAGATGCGGAGTGTTTTTTGAATTGCCATGATTAAGCCTCTTTCCAAATTTCAATTTGTGTGTAAACTTCAGGATTTCCATCAAAAACAGCAGCGCCTAAACCAGTAGAGGCAACAGCGTTTTCAATGTAGTGCAGCAATCTCAATTGACATGGCTCATTTAAAACAAAACGTCCAGACAAAGTGGCTGTTGTTCCAACATCGTCTACTTGCGCAGCGTAGTTGTTTGTTCCGTAAATTGTTGGTGCCGATTTGGTGTTATTGAACAAGGTAAGACGATGGCGGTTCCCTTTAATGCAAGGTGCACTTGCTTGAACTTGATAAACGCCTTTTGGAAGTGTAATAATGTTGCTTGCCAAAGTGCAACTTGGTATACCGTTCTCAATTACCAAGTTTAATGCGCGTGTGTTAAAGCCAACAATTGACGATCCTCCGTCTATTCCGGAAACCAACCATTGAGAAAATTTTGCATATTTTGGGTTGTTATTTTCTACGACATCAAAATTTGTGCAATTTTCAAAAGTCGCATTTGTGTATTGACCAATTTCAATGTTTGTTAACGCAAATGTACCGACTGGCGCTAAAGCAGTCCACGCATTACAACCCTCAAAATACATTTCAGCGCCGCAGTTACCAAAGTCAAGGTCCATGAGTGGAACACCAGCATTCGCGTTATACCCGTCAAACTGACAGGAAATAAAACTCACGTTTCCCATAGAACCAAAAGAAACTTTGTCATCAACGTCAAACATTAAGTCATTTGGTTTGTTCTCAACAAAATGACATCCAATGAAAGAACAAGCATTGTTTAAATATCCACCACCTTCAAATGCAATAGTCACTGCGTTAATTTGATAGAGACTATTTTTAGACCTAATGGA